TGAGCATCTGCAGCGAGTTGCTTTTTGACAGTTTGCTGTTGACCACGTTGAATGGCGGCATAAGCCTTTTTCGACGGCTTGCCTTTGATGCTGGCGATAGCAGCATCTACTGCCAGTTTGCGTTGTTTCGGATCAGGAATGGCCGCGATGATTGGCTTGATTGCTTTCAATGCCTCGATCTTGTACGCATTGTCCAGTGCGCTGTGCGGACGTTCTTCTGCCGGAGCCACCGGTCCTTCCTCATCCAGCATGTGCTCTACCGGAATGGTATGGCTTTCTTCTTCCTCATCCCCGGTAATCTCTTCTTCCTCCAGTTCTTTGATCATGTTTTCGATCATTTCCTCTGGATGCTCTTCTTCCACCTTTTCAGCTTCAAGAAGTTTGTTTACCACTTCCATAAGCTTATCAACTTTCTCTTCAAGCACTTTGATCGAAGACTCCTCATCCCGAATTTCTTTGGATTCTCTCTCTTCTTCCTCATCCTCGGCGACTCTCTCTTCGGTCAGAGCATCGACAGCCTCTTTGATTTCTTCCGGTTCTGCGTCCTGTGCGAATTGCTTCAGGCCAATTGCGGCCAGAAAGTCAGTTACACGAGATTGTGCTTTTTTCGGCAATTGAAGTTTTTTTGCCATGTTTTTTTCCTCCTTTTTGGAATCTTGTATGGCAACGCGGTCGCCCGCCCTGCCACTCTTCACGACAGCAACATGATTGCCGCGAATGTCTTTCTGCCGGTAAGTGCCATCTCCCATCGCCTCATATGTGCACTCATAGCCGCAGGAAACTTCACGTTTTCCTTCTTGAATCTCGCTGATTAGCGCTTGATCATAGACGACCAAATCGGCCAAAAGAAGATCGCTTTTGTCGCCAGTACCCTGTCGAACGTTTTGAACAGCCCCTTTTGCGTACCATGTGGCATTTTCCGGCGTCAGCGCGACGGGAGGATGCTCATCCGTGAGAATCTTTCCCTCGAAACTTGCGATGGCGGCCGGGCTAAATACTTCCTCGGGGCTTCGGTACACTCTGACAATTTTCCCTTCATTGCCGACCCCAAGCTCCTGGTCCAGATATTCATACCAGCCGGTGCGGGCGATAGGGACATTGTGGCAGATCAGGAAGCCTTCAGGTGTTGCTGTCATATTTGGACTAAACCTTGAACCGTAATAGGCTCTCATGCTGCACCACCTCGATTTGCATCTGATACGACCAATACGTTTGGTTCATTTCCCTGAATGCTCCCATGAATGCTGTCACCAAATGATAATCTTTGTTTAACCTTCCCGGATTCCTCAATAGCCTTTTTCAATTCAATAACTTCCTTTATTGTCGGTGCTTCAAAAACTAATTCCAGTTCCCCCACTCGTTTTGTGAATCTGATCATAGTTTTCACCTCCCTTCAGGCAATAAAAAAGAAACTCGCTACAAGCTCCTCGGTTACTTCTTTTTTGATTTGCCGGCCTTTTGCATTGCAATGGCGACTGCTTGTTTTTGTGGGTAGCCTTCGCCCCTTAGTTTCTTAATGTTTTCGGAAACGGTTTTCTGTGAACTTCCCGGTTTCAAGGGCATTGCCATCACCTCACATGATCTTCTCAAATTGCTTGCGCGTCATGCGTTGAATGTTACCGTTGTAATACACTTTCGCGGGCCAGCTGATCAAACTTAGGTCAATAACAGGCTCAGCATAGCATCGACAATTGAAGATTTCCCCCGCGTGATAATTCCCATATGTGCGTTTTTCTCCGTCGAGTCTTTCGGGAGATGGGGGATTGGTCCATTTGACCAGCACACGGTCCATAATCTTGTGCGAATCACGGACCCGAGCATCTTCACTTGTGCGCCAGACGTACCAATCAACCCCAACTGCATTGCAACGAGCTTCAGTGAGCGCCGTAGACGTTTTACTGACCTCGGTTCTTGCGATCAGATTCGCTTTTGCCTTAGACGCCTGCGGAAAATACTCTATGATTTGCTGCGCAATTTCGCTTGCCCTTGTCCCTTTCATTGCCTCACGTAAAACGTGCTCATTGACCTGTTTGGCAATGTCGAGGGGAAGCGTTCGGATGATCGCGGCATTGCGTTCGACTTGAAAATGTACCGCAGCTCCAATTGGCCCTTTCATTTCTCTCATCAACGCCTCAAAAATTTGGCGTCCGCGGCTATTGTGCCTCGCTGCTTGTCGCCAAGTTCGGCCGGCATCACTGAACAGATGTGTGACCATTTTTAGCGCTGTCGCCTTGGCATATTCAATGAAATCCGGATTGTTGGCAAACTCCCGGATCCGATTAAGCATTTCTGAGACGTCGTCTAATCCGATCAAGGATTCGCCTAAACTTTGCAACGCTGCTTGAATCGCCCTGCGGTAAGCTTGTTCGATCCTTCGGCGAGGCTTCCACAAGTCGTCTGCTGAATTCGCCATAGTCTAAGTCACCACCAAATCCAAACTCCCCTTGATGAGTGGTGTCATCCGCCTGCTCGATATCCTCATCCGTAATGTTACTGAACATGCCGGTGGAATTGGAGAGTTGTTTCAGTTCCTTGAGCGCAATCTTCTGGTTAATGAGACCCGCGTTGTATGTCTCGATGATCGATCTGGTTTTCTTGTCCGCCAACTCCGCCACTTCTTTGTCATCCGGTGTTCGGATCGGATTAAACATGTAATCCAAATCGTCCGGAATGGCGCCAAACTCTGACATGCAAATAATGGGGAGAAGCTTGTCAATGATCGGTCCAAGTATTGATTCCTGCTGCTGCTGGATGACCTCATAATAATTCTGCATGTCGCTTTCTCCCGTCGCGTTCAGTCCTGCCGGAGATCTGCCGAACAGTTTCGTAACCGGAATTTGGCACGCGCCGGCAATATCAAGCATGAAATTCTCGTAGATGTCACTCAAACCAGAGAATGTGTATTGGTGGGTGGCGAAATCGTCTTTTTCACCCAATACATAAATACCCATATTGGACATAAGCCAGTTTTGGGCTTGGATTACATTGTATAAATCTCGATTCGCCTTCTCATCACCAATGGCAAGGGCCTCACTCATATCACCCATCTTCAACACGCGCAAATTCGCCAGGAAAATCAATTGTGCAATATTCCAACTGGTGTTGTCGCGTTTCTTCAGTTCATCAAAGACAACTTCAACCTCTGACGCCCCCCAATACATCTCGGCCAACTTTTCCCAGTATGGGAGTTCTCGTCCGACAAACCGGATGATCCTGCTATGATGAGCCGTGATCGTTTGTCCTTCGTCAACTGTCAGCTGGTACGATTCCGGCAGACCAAACTCCGGATCATCAATGTCTTCTACTAGCTCTGGGTTTGGGTACGCGCCAGACCAGCGGTCGAGAATCATCAGTCCTTTGAACGTTCCAGGCATGATCGTATCGTAGTCCAGCGGCTCATGCAGGATGTCCTCGTGTCCGTCGATCATGATGAGACCAACAGCGCCGCCGTATAATCTGCCCCACTTCAACCCCTGGAGGATCTTCTGCCTCACCTTCCGCACTCGAAACACCCGTTCAATTTTCCGAATTTCTTTAGGCGGCAGTTGGGTTGTTATGGTGATCCAGTTCCGCATCATGTCCTCTGGAATGGTGTCGATGATCTTCCGAACGATCCAGTGGCTGCGGTAGAGGCTGTTCATCAGCTGGTAGTTTCGCGTGAGCCGCGTAATGGGGTATTCGGTTCCTTCTAGCAGATTGGGAGTTTCGTATCCCAAGCGCGCTAATACATTGCGGAATGCGTCTGTTGTAAGACCTAGCGGCATCTTGGGTTCCGACTTCTTCGGCGTCTGTCTTGAATCTCTTGTGGCGTTTCGTGTGCGTTTGCCCAATTCTTTTTCCCTCCTTTCTCAGCCCAAGAGGCGCCTGGGCGTAATAATGGTTTTGACAAAGTATCTGGCAGCATCCATACAGTGATCATTTTGCTTCAACGGTTCTTCAACCCCGCGTTTTGCTGCCTTTTCGTCCCAAACGTAGCTGTTGATCTCTTTAAGGAAGTTCTTGCATCTCTCACGATGGACGCGGAGCTTCCTCTTGGCGATCATCGTCGACATCATGCGAATTCCTTCATGCCTGTCATTGTCGGCATCCTTGATCCGAAACCCTCGATTCCGAAGCGTCACCTTTAGACTCGCCGCAGACGGGTCGATTATGACATATACGGGATAGTCAGTCCCGATGAATCTTTCAAGGTCGTCCGCATACTCTGTGTTTTCCTTTTGCCTTCCTGTTTTGCGGCCATCGTAGTAATACTCATCGAGTATCCAGACCACATCCCCGTCATCCCAACAATCCAGAAAAACAGTGGCGTTCTGTGTACCGAAGTCAACGGCAATATAGCGCCTCGCCAACCGTTTGAAGCCGGGAACCAAATCAGAATCGACGAACGTGTTTAGTTTTTCATCCCACATGTCATAGACGGCGCCTTCGGCTTGCACCCAGAGGCCGAGGATCATCCGTTTGTACCAAAGTCCGCTATAGGCATTTTTTATGTTTTCTTTGTACTCTTCATCTAACGCCAGGTTATCATCCAAATCAAAATGCCAAGTTTTGTATCCTTTCTCAGCTGCTTTGTCTATGAAGTCTTCTTTGATTGGATGGTATGGTGAATCAGGGTTTGTAGTCCAAAATGCTCTTGCCCCTTTCAGCGACATACGGTTGAGCGCTTGCTTCACGACTGACTCAGGATAGAGCGTCACTTCATCCGCATACCATCCCCCGACCGTCATCCCACGGATTCGACCTTCTGCTCTCTCGTCGTGAGCGCCGACACAGTAACAGATTTTCTCGATGTACTTCTTTGGTGATTTATCAGGATAGTCAGGATTGCGAAACTTGAGATTGAGGCGAGCGCCCCCTTTTGCACTTTTGATATATCGCGCTCGTTTCTTTCCAAGAATCCGTTCGATGTCCTCGATCACATTCCGATATAGCGTATCGCTAGTGCTTCCGGTCATGAGGAATACCCGGTGCGGCGATCGTTGAACGAAATCAATCCAAGCAACGATTGATGCGATTGTTTTCCCCGAACGGACAGAACCTTCGAGGATATTGATAAAGGCATCAGCATTACATATGACATCAAGCTGCTTGCGGCTGAATGGTTTGAACTCAAACATCAGT